TTTAATATCGCGTTGTTTTGATCAATACGCTTCTTATGCTTCTTACCATTCTGTCTGGATTTCATTGGACGCCAAGTGTGTTTCGCTTTAGCCATGATTATTAATTTGGCATAAATATATACTTTCTCGTCGATGTAAAAATCCTAAAAAGAAGAGATTTATAATATTGAGTACTTGTGATGAAAATGGTTATATATAAGTATATATGCGTCGATGCGGAGATCTGTTTAAGATCGGTGAATACAGCCCCTTTTTACACGGGTCAACCACTGACGTCGATGGACCTCTATTACCGGGGGTCCTCTAACATCCCTTCACCTCTAACACCCGCGTTAGAAATCTTCTTCTGCCTCTAACATCTCATCTATATCTAATGATCTCTCATATACACCAGCATCGATATCACCAATTAGTGTTTCCATTTCGTTTAATGCCGATTCGAGTTTAGATACTACACCATGATAGCTATCATCAATCAAAGCCTGGTTATCAGTGTTTCTTAGTTCACCGTCTAGATTCTCATATAGCTCCTGTAGTTCAGCTTTCATCTCGTTGAGTTGTTGCTTAAGTTGATCCATTGTATTATTTTTGCTTATACATATGTTAAATAAAAATTGGGAGTAGCACCAACACCACCCCCAAGCGTGAACACTTGTTCCCCGTCTTTAGATTGTCTCGTCAGCCGTCACTTCAGCCTTAGGCGCCTTAGACTTAACAGTCTTCGTTTTAGCTACTACATCCACCTGGATTGTAACTGGATTCTTTGGACGGCCACGTTGTATTGTTCCGCCAGCTGCTACTTTAGCTGCACGCATCGCTAATACTGCCTGGCGCTTAGAACCTTCTACTGTTGGACGACCACGCTTTACTGATACTGTTTCTGTGTTTGTTTTAGACATAACCTTGATTTTTATTGTTTGTGTTATTAAATACTTATTTATAATTAAATATACTATTCGTTTTCGGGTCAATCAAATTAATCAACGTGCGCTTCATAATCTGGAATGAATTGTATATGTGTTGCTATATCACACTCCATTGCTCTGAACAAATCAATTGTTCCATATATGCGTTCGAATATCTCTTCTACTATATCTGTTCTGATCATACCATCCACTGTCCACGTATGTGAACTAAACTTATCTAATAATATGCTCGCTATGTCTTCATAGTCTCTATTTGTTAACCACTCGCATATTTGATTTAAATCCATCCTATTATTTGTGTAACCGTTCATATTTTAAATTTTTATTATAATTAAATATAGTGATTGTGTTGCGGTCAGTCAATTATTTGATCCACGTCTCATAGAACGCTTTTGCTACTACATAACCGATTATACTTACTACACTTACTATTACTGCTTCTACTATTGTTATCATGTGCTTCTTATTTATAACTAAATATAGCATAGGGGTTCCGGTCAACCGCCTTAGCGGTCGCCGGACACCCTGCATTAAATCTGGCAGTACTTGATTAAGCGAATTGCTCGTTCTTCTGACGTCTGCGAGTCAACATGTACATGGTATTTGCTACCGCGTCTGTTACTCTACGTGCACCACTGATCATGTTTGAGATGTGGCTAACTGAATACCCAGTCTCGTCCGCGATGCGAGTCACGTCGCCAGTGCGCTTACGATGAGTAAAAAAAGACAATTTCGCTGTACGGTTGAGGTAATTAGCCCTCACTTTTGTTTGATAACTCATAACTGTTTGTTTTATTTTAAATTTTAATTATACTATAATATAACATCATTTTTTTAGGCAACCAAACTTAAGATATATACTTATATAGAGTCCCTGTAGTGGAAGACTTGGAGGCGTGCCCGAAAGGGGGGAACATAACACAAACATCACATACCCCATATCCAAATCACTTATCACATACCAATACGCACCTCACATACCACACATGCGTTTAACTCACCCGCTTACCACCCGTTATACTTGTTTGTCACCCTTTAATATCATCGATTTAAGCGCTTATTATTGCGTTTCTACCGCACTATTTTTATGTCAGCCGTCGTTTCAATTACCACTCTCGCACCACAACTCAATAACGGCTTAGCATCCACCCCATCACCCCCATACACTATCCTACTCGGTCCCATTATCTCTACCTCATTACAATACGTGTTTGTCTTACCTTGTTTAATTGTTATCACAGGTAATTTCGTCCCACGTTGTTTATTTGACCTAACATTATGTTGGTTAACATGTATTTTAGTTACTTGTTGCCTCGCCATTGTCCTTATTATCCTTAGTGTTGCTTAATTTTAATGTCGCACGTGATGTCTTATTTATCATAGACATTATCTCATCCATCATCTTAGCTATCGTATACTCATATCCACCCATAGCCATCTTGATACACGTTGCGTTCTTATTTGATTCAGGTACATACACCGCCTCGATAAATTCTGAGTTGATGTATATTGTATTATTTGCCGTGTCCGTTAACTTGATTAAATTATTCATTATATGTTTGTTTTTTTATTATTCCTGGGTTATAGTTTGTTGTTTATTATTATTGTTGCTATTTTATCTTGAGCCACTTGTACATCTTGATCAATTCTATCAATTCTAGCATTTAGATAGCCAACAGCAAATCCATTCATCCATAGTTGTTTATCACTCTCCTCAAATCCATATTGGTATGTCCACTGTTTTTCAGCTAGTGCTTTAATTTGATCTGTTGTCATATGTTACTGTTTATGTATTTAATTTCATTAACATAATTCTCCGCATCATTAATATGATTACATTGTGCATCATCATAACCTGCATTATAATCCCTGATGTGTTGGTTATATTCTTTTTCAATTGCTCTAGTAAATATACCTTCCCTTTCTAGTCTTTCAAATATAGACCGTACCAATGTATTCTCTAATTCTTCAATTAACTGTTGTACTGTTGATTTATTTTCCATATGTGTCATTATAATTTTACTTTCACGTATCTTCCACTATCACTTACCATTTGTAATGTATCTTTACCTTGCATCCATTGTACCTTAATCCATCCTATTGTTGTATCATTCTGAACTATGATACTATGAGGTTGATCATTATTATCACTTGTAAATCCATACATCCATCCATACCCACGTAGAGTATCAACTTTACTTCTACCTATCGCATCTTTATAGATTATTGATACTCTTGGTGAATTAGTTTCTACTCGGTAATAATACCAATACATTTGTTTATACTTTCTACAGGAACATAATATTAGTGTAATAAATAAACATAGTATAAATACTGTTATTAGTTTCATAACTTAAAGATAGTAAATTTATTTTCCATAACTTATCGTTTAAATTTAATTAATCCTAAAATGTGTATTGGAACAACGAATGGTGCACATATCATTGATGGAACTACATATGCCAATATATCCATTAATGTAAAATAGTTCTTATCATCTCCTATTGAAGGAGTTGTAATGCACCAATATACTCCGTACACTGTCGTTAATATCCAATAAATAATTAAATATGTCATAATTTATTTTTCGCAGTCAGGGCCGGACTCGAACCGGATAAGCAACCATTACTGGACTCGGAACCGTTCCTCATTACGCCCACCTGACTATTTTATTTCTATAATCATTCCTATTATTCTAAATCCAATCACAATTGATGCAAACATCATTACAACATAAAATCCAATGTCTTCTATCTCATTTAGCCTATCTCTTTTCATGTTATGATCTTTTACTTCCTATTAATTGATATGTTTCATATAGTATTCCTAATGCTTGTTCTAGCTTAAATTTAATATCTTCATCCACAGTAGCCAAAGGATGACTTAGTAAATGAGTATCAATCATACAACATGCGACATGTGTTCTATCTAATAGTTCAAAATAATGTCCCTGATTAATTTCTATTTTTAATCGTGGTGTTGGTTTTAGTTTTGCCTTTTTTGTTGTTTTCTCTTTCATTTATTTTTTTCATTTGTCGATCGTTTCTGCGATCGTTTTTAGCTTCTCGCTGCATTTTATTCCAATTGCTTGTCTTGTCTAAGCTGTTTTTCCATTTAATATCAACTTCAATTGGACCACGTTCAAATTTATTTAAATCATATTTCCATGTCTCAGTTGTTTGTTCATCCTCATATATACGTATGAACTTGCGAGGCATGTCTTCGAGCTGCATTTCTTTAGGCCTGCCCTTACTGGTGTATGAAATCATAATACAATTCCTTTTACAACTGTGTTAGTAATATGTTTAGTCTCATCATAATTATCATTTACGCCATACCACCAATCATTATTTACATCTAATGCTATATCTTTAACTTCACTTATAACAACATCATCATATCCACCTTCATATCCATCTACAAATACATGCAGTTCAGGGTCGAGTTGTTGTAGTTGTTCTATTAATTCTTTAACTATCATATTATTTATTTTTTAAGTTTAAATTTGGAATTAGCTAATAAATCATCCCAATCTTTAAATCCTTGCTCAGTAGCATAAACATCATTTTTCTTTCTCCAAAATGCTTTTTTAGTTTCATCATCATGCATTTTATCAGGATCAATTCCTAATTCTTCAGCAGTTGCTCTATTACACTCATCAACACTACCTATACTGATATGAATAGGTAAATCTGTTTCTAATGTTTCTATAAAATCTTCAAATTGGTTAGCAGCTATAAATGGCATACAATATAAACCTTCATCAATTTGATAACCACTTTTATTTTGTTTATCAAATACTTCAACTCGACCCATTCTATATCTTTCACCTAATAAACTAAATATTCCATAACCTACAGTTGAGTAATAATAACGACTTGGATGTGATACTTCATCCATACTAATACATGATGGATTTGTTTCCATCCATGATGCTAATTTATCAATCAAATCAGAGTCTGATAGTCCTTTACTGTTGTGTATTTTGATATGTTTTAAATACCCCTCCAGCTTACTTCTGTTTATCTTCATAATTTATAATTTTAAGACCATAACTTAAACCAATCCATATCATTTGTTTTTTAGCCATATATTTAGGCCGACGTCTTTCTCTCATTATAATTTTAATAGCAGCATCTACCCACTGATTATTTTGATCTTGAGTCATTGTATATTGTTGAAACCAATTATCAACTTTAAGAATATCTTCATATTGAACATCAGTATAACCAGCAATAATAAACATCTCATCAATGATCATTTTCATTAATTGTTCATCACTTACTTTCTTCAACCTCATATTCTCTAATTATTGTTTTAGATGGTTTAATATAGTTGTTAACAGCTGCTTCAAATAACTGGTTAGCTGTAACTTCATCTGTTGCTATATCTATAAATGTAGATGAATTATTTTCATCAATTAATTTAATATAAAACCAAGTATTAATTTTACCTTGTTTCCATTCAACTTCTTTTTCAATTGTAAATTTTCTTTTTTGCATAACTTTTATTTTATTTTAAATTAATAATTTTATTTAGGTCAATTAAGCGGCTTTTAATTTTGATTCATAACGTTTTGTTTCTTTTTCATTACTTTTATCAGCTTGATCATATTCCCAAGTATAAACTTTATCAACAAAGTCTTTAAATTTTTTCTCTAACACATCATACTCTCTCTGTCTTCCATCTTCAAAATATACCACTATTTTATATTTATTACCTTTTTTATTTAATACTTTAAAACCATGAGTATAAGTAGTATCATATTTTGATCGACCATATTGTAATTCTATACTTTTACTTCTTTCAACTAATTCATTCTCATAAGTACAATGTAGTGATTTTTTAAATGAAGTACTTTCATAACCAATTTCTAACATTGATTTGAGTTTATCATCACGTATCTCAAGCGATAAAGTATTTAAAGCACTATTTAATGTTTTATAATCTTCTTCAAATTTAACTTTATTATTATTTATTTCATTATATTGAACTTTCCATGTATTCTCAAATAAATCACTAATGGTTGAGTATTTATCAACTAATTCATTTAAAAGTTTGATGTGATTAATATAAAGTGCTACACTAGATCCTACATTAGCACTACTGTACATGATATTTAATTCTGTTTTTTTATTATAACCCTCATACCTATTAGCTAATCTAACTCTAAAATTATATCTGTCTGAGTCACTAGATATTATTTCAATTTCACTCCCATTATAATCAAATTCATCATATGTAGCTTTAATATTATCAACAAACCATCTATTGACTTTAGTTTTTAACTCAACCATAGCTGGAGTGTATGTATTTTTATTATACTGATCACATTCTTGTTGTCTAATATCAAGTTGGGCTTTAAGTGTGTCGTACAAAAACTGTTTAGTGTTCATAACCTTAATTTAAGTGTATAAAATTTAATTTTTCATCTGGTGTTACTGGAAGGTAAATTAATTCAGGTCTGTTTGGATAGGCGAATATTTGCACCTTATCAACTCCAGCATTTATTTCTTCAATGATTAGTTCTACTTGTTCTTCATCTACCCAACCATCACCATCTATATCAACTACATTACCGACGTAATATAAACCATCATATTGGGGAAAATCATTTTTAGTCAACATAACCTTAATTTTTATTTATAATTAAATATAGTGAATTAATCCAGGTCAATTAAAAAATCCCATTGGGCATTAATTGCTTCTTTACCTATTATCTCTATTTCATATTCAGCTTCCATTTCCATTACTGTGCCTAATTCTCTAATTTCAACTAATTTATTCCAATTATCAACAGTCTTATTTTCCATATAAACCTTGGTTAGTTCAAATTCTAAATCCATTAATTTTTCTAATGTCATATACTTAATTTTTATTTATAATTAAATATAGCATATGAGTTGCGGTCAATCAAACACAACCATGTTTAGTTAGTATAGTACGGAGTTTTGTAATATCATCAGCCGTATGTTGTTTTTTTGTAATACGATCACATATATTAGCAGATTGTCTAATATCATGTTGTAAATCGTCTATTCGAGGGCGGAAATCACCATTTTTAGACATCCAAAAATGTAATTGATTATTAAGGCAAATTTTAGCTGTGCCTATTAATTTACGATGTTCATTGTATTGTATCTCATCATAGTCAACATCATCTCCTAATATACCATTTAGATTGATATTATACTTACGTAAATCTTGTCCCTTTTTATCTCGATTGAGAAGTTTGTCTGCGAATTTTTCAAATGGATTTTTTGACATTGGTCACACATAGGGTTTATTTAATTAGAAATAAATTGTCTGCTATAAATATAAAAAAAGAGCCCCAGACTAAGAATAGTCGGGGCGAAATAAAAATTAAAAGTATGAATACAAAGTTTAAATTATTTTATTTGAATATCTTTTTATTTGTGCTTCTTTCATTTTTTGTTTTGTTTCTTCTGAGTGTTTGCAACCTTTTAACTTTAAGTTAGGTTTACCTTTTAATGACTCACTACGTTTATGTTTTGTCTCTTCAGATTGTTTATTGCCGTAATGACCATGTTGTTCACCTTGTTTTGTTATATTATATTTTTTACCTTTTTTCGCCTCACTTATATTTTTTCTAGTTTCATCATTTCTTTTTGAACCAATTATATTTTTGAAACGATTCTGTATATGCTCTAATGTTTGTTTTTTACCTTTATTTTTATTTTTATTTCCTTTAATTAATCTTTCTTTAGCTATTCCTATTCTAGGTTTTCCTTTCGTGGCTTTACTTATATTTATTGCTCTAGTTGGATGATTTTGAGATTTTAACTTCATTTCTTCTGTCCAATATTCAGGACCACTACCGCCTTTTTTACGTTTATTTATTACTTCAAACCCCCACTGTTTAAATTGTTCAATCCAATATGTTTCTAATGGTTCCCAATTGTATTTAATTAATGACTCTATTTGATCTATAACAGTAAATTTGATTTGTTTACCATATGTTTTTTCATGAGCTTCTTTTCTCCAATTTAAATTTTTAGTCTTACCTATATAAACTTTATTAGTTCCTTTTTCTATATTTTCAATTAAATATATATAAGTGATGTTTGTCATATTAATAAATATCTCTGCATACCCATAAAGTGGTCTTTATTCAATCATAAAAGGATTGTTGGAAAAAATTTCATAGTAGCACATCCATTTATATTTTCTCTCCATTCTATTAGCCTCTCGTTCTAATGGATGGTTTTTATAACTATATGTCTCTTGTAATTTATTATATTTTCGTTTTATACTCTGATGGTAATGAGTATATTCATGAATAACTGTACCTATAAATCCTACAAATGTTCTATGTTTACCTTTATAGACATGTATTTCATTATTATAAACATCATAACATCCTGCCCACTCACCTTTCTTATGAAATACTAATTTGGGATAAGAACCATTTATAGTACTAGCACCAAATGTTTTTTTACACCAATCAAAAATTTTAACTGTGTTTTTCCTGTTTATGTCTACTGTATTCATGGTTTAGTTCTTTTAATATTTTTTGAATTTCAATACACTCTTCAAACATATCGTTTTCTGAGAATGCACTTAGACAAGTATTAAGAGACACAACCCACTGATCACGATTAAGTATAAACTCAACCATTTCATTTTTTATATGAAGTGTAAATGCTGTTACCTGTTTACGCTTACGTTTATCATTAAACGCTTTTTTAATTTGATTGAATACTTCAACTGATATACTTATATCTTTACTTTCTATCTTGTTCTTAAACTCCTCAATCGACTCAAATTTAAACACCATAGTCAGTATTTGATATAAATATACCAGATGAAGCGGAGTGTTTAATTAACAAACTCCTCAGCCAGCTCCCATAATGCCTCATTGATCTTCAAATCCTGGCTGAAATTCTTGACTGCTCTAGCTTTGCGTGTTTTAACTCCATTCATATAACTACAGCCGCCGCTGATTAATTTTTCTTGAACTCGATTAAACACAACCCATAAATTATTACCTTCATCTGCTTTACGCTCAGCTACTAACAATTCACTTAAATCAACTTTAACACCCTCACCAAATCTAACCGCAGATGCTTTTTCAGCAAACTTAGTTACTTGTTTATCACTTAATTCGATGTTTTGAAATTTGTTAATTTTTTCAACTAGTCCTGGAAACGATCCAACTGCTTCATTAATCTTTTCAGTTAATTCAGCAAATGTATATCCCATGTGGCGTAGTTTAAAATCACCATAACTAGTATCCATAACTACTAATCCATTTGAACATACTAATCTAAACAATCCAATTTGAAACTTAAATGAACTTAATCCATCATGACTATTTGTTAATAGTATTTGTGGAAATACATCATCTCCATTAACACCTTCAATCACAATGTCTGGATTAAAAAACTTAATCATGTGTCGTTGATAACCTTTAGTAGATTTTTTACGAGCTTTAATCTCAACCGCTTGGCACGGCTTCCAACCTAATGACATCATGTCATTTATTACTCTGTCGGTCGGAATGTGAACGTAATGTTCACTCAGGTTAGCTTTTTGCTTTGTCTGAAAAATACTTGGAGCTGCTTGTTTGACCTGCTCCATGGTCAATTCTGTGAATACGTTACTCATAATTTTTAATTTTTATTTATATAATAAATTTAACGTACAAACTGCGGTCAAACTAACTGAATTGTTGGATAGTACTAATCAATTGACCACGACTCATAATACCTGATTGGCGATATACAATATTTTCACCTATTTCAAATATAATTGTTGGGACACTTGAAATCATATATTTAGATACTAATTCACTACTTGTATCAACATCTATTTTATTAAAATTAACCCCAGTCTCATTCATTACTCCATCAAATACTGGACTAAATGATTTACATGGTCCACACCAAGCAGGAGCTGTAAAGTATAAAATTTTTAACATATTATTTTAATTTTTAAATTTCCAAATATAATTATAAGCTGTTTTTTGTTTTCCCCTACATACAGCTCCTATTCCATCATTATTAGGCTTATTAAAAAACAATTGAGCTTCTTTTTGTGAGTTCCATTCCTGAATAAAATTTCCTTGTAAATCAAATTGCAAAACAGGTGATATATACCAAGTATTTTTTCTTCCTATTAAATGTCCTCGTTTTTCTTTTATTTTAATTTTATGTTCATTAGTAAATGTTTTACCTTTAAAATAACTTACTCTTCCTTTATTAGATTCACTTATTTTTAACCCTCGCTCTTTATTATTCTTTAATTTAATCTTCATCTCCTCAGTCCAAAATTCTAACCCACCTCCTCCTTTTTTATTATTATTCACAATTTTAAATCCCCATTGTCTGAATTGTTCTAACCAATATGTTTCTAATGGTTCCCAATTTTTTCTATATAATGATTTTACTTGATCTATAATAGTGAAATTGATTTGTTTACCGTATGTTATTTTATGTTGATTTTTTCTAATAAAAGGAGATTTAGTTTTACCTATATAAACTTTATTAGGATCTCCATAACAATTCTCAACTAAATATATATATGTGATATTCATCTATTATAAATATTCCCACACACCCATAAAGTAGTCTTCATATTATTTATTTAAAAAATTTTAAAAAATTATACCATCTACGTTTTGTTTTAAATGGTACTTCAAATGGTTTTGTATTATTATCACATCTAACAACACCTCCATATCTAACCATCATCATTTGTATTAATATCTGATGCCATTCATTAGGTATTTTTTCAAAATCAGCTTTAATCTCAATAGGTAATTCAATTATTGGGTATGATGCATCACCAGTGAATAACATTAAATGATCTTTCATTTGAACAGTATAGGATGACTTAACTGTAAGATGTTGTCCATTTCCTATATGATACTGACCCTGCTTACTATTTACTTTAGCCATATATTAAATATAATTTATTTAATTTTAATATCCAAATTTTTCTCTCTCAACGCTATAACATGTTTACAATTACCTTTACTTCTCCAAAATCCCATACATGTACATTTATAAGTATTTTTATTTGGATTGTAAGTTGTTTTATACTTACCCATTGAACCATCAATATGTTCAATTATTTTTTTCTGTTTTGGTTTAATCCAAACAACATCTTCAAATTTAGTTTCTGGATGTACTTCTATCCACATTGGGACTAGATATGTTTTATTGTCTCTATCTGATTTATAAATTGTTGGAGGTAAATGATGTTCAATATGATATTTAAATCGACTAGCGTAACTAGATATGATTTCATCTCGTTTAGGATAAATTACAATTGGTTCTGTTGAACTAACTATTTCATTTATAACTGTCCCATTTGTGAACATTTTCTTAAGTGTCCATAACATAACCTTAATTTTTATTTATAACTAAATATAATAACCTAATCTAGGTCAAATTTTAGAAATAAATTCACTACCTAATTCACCATCCTGTTCAATCACTCCTAATTGTTGTAAATGTTCTTTATAGTAATCATCTAATTCCCAATCAACTTTAGATTCAAATGTTGATGGATTATAATCTTCCAAGTGTTGGATTTGTTTATCAGTGAATATATTTCCAACATAAAGGAAATAATGATTGTAACATAATAATTCTAAATTTTCTAATGTCCAATTCTTTTTATTTCCATCTTTAAAATTAAGTACTAAAGGTACTTTATAATCAACGACTCTACGTTCAGCGAATTGACATTTAGCACAACATTCTTGTAAGTAACTCTCTTGTATTAATCTATTCTTTAATTTCTCAGGTGTATATGAGTCAATAGGTACTCTACCTTCAATAATATCTTTTAATGCTGGTTCTTTACCTCTATTAGATAAAAATTTAGCTATACCTTTACCTGATTGATTTTTATGTTTATCAAACAAGGTGATATTATTTTCATCAGTATAATTTTTAGCGTATTTTTTATAATGAATATAACTAACGTGCAGGTACCTAGCACCTGCACGATTTGATTTAGTCATAGCCATTGCTCTTTCAATATCTGATTTTGCTAATGGTTTTGGTAGCATTTATTTTTTTTCTTCTTTTTGAAGTTCCTTACTTAATCCACTAATCGGAACAGGTGTACCTACAGGATATGGAAATCCTTCTTTAGCTGCTGTTATAGATGTCATTCCAGATGTAACAGGAACTGCTTTACGTAATGGAACTGCTGCTTCATTAAGTGGTCCATATACTTTTGCTAATATAATACCTGTAGATGTTGTATCAAAGATAACACCTGGCATTGCAAACATGTTGCTTTCACTTGTGTTTGGATGATCAAGATTTACAATAAATGAACGATTTACAGGTGGTGATAATTCCCACTCCTTAGATGCTGGATTAAATTGTGGTATTGCTGTAGCTGTATCATAGTACCAAAATAGAGACCATACTGTATTATTGGTTCCATCAGGTGATTGGAAATTTTCCTTTACATTAAACTTTCCATAAGTTCCACTATCTCCTTCCATTGCTAAATTAGAAATAGATGGTCCTGTTAATACTGGACATATAGCACATCCTTCATCATATACTACTCCTTGAACAACAATCTTTTTTCCAGTTGGAATTGCTGCTGATGCACCACAGAAGGCAAAAGATCCTTGATGAATTTTTACTGCTGTATCAGATTTAAGATCTTCAACTGTTTCTGTTTTTGGGTTACAACTAAATAACATTGTTAGTAGACTAACTACTATGAGTGTGATTTTTTTCATTTTTTGTTTTATTTTATTTTTCATTATCTAACTTTAATCTCATTAATATGGTCCAAATATCCTCAGGTGTTGTTGATGGGACTATTTTTTCCTCATCATCATATAATTCATTTACTGATCCATCTGGATTGAATTTTTCATATAAATAGAAACTAATTACTTCATATCCTTCTTTTCCAAAATGAAGTAATATAAATGAGTCTATCACTTGAAAAAATAACTCATCATAAGTACTAAAGTCAATTTTTAAATCACTATTAGCTAAATGAGTTCTAGTTTGAGCAGCTTGTAATGCTAATATAATACTAGTAAATATATCTTTTTGCTTCTCAATATATGCTTTTTTCTTTCTTTTAACTGTTGAATTTATTTTAAGTAAACTATCAACTGCTTTTTTTATATCATCAAAACCATCATTTGTCATGTTAATTTATTTTATCTATTAGTATTTTTATTTCAGCACATGCCTCATATAATTCTTTTTCAATATATCTATCCATACATGATTGTAGAGATTGTTTCCATTCTGATTTATCTAATTCAACATAATATTCACTTTTCCCTAATTCAAATAATATAGCTGTTTTAGATTCACTTTTAATAGCATCTTTAATACTTTCTACAGCCTCAATATATACAGCTTTTGAAAATACTTCATTACTACATAATGTTTCAACATCTGGTGTTCCATCTCCTATAACTGATAATACCATTGTAGGTATTTTTCTAGTTGATTTTTTAGCCATACGAGTTATTTATTATAAATATGAATCAAATTATGTTCGTATGTTTCTAAATTATTAATTGTTATTTTAAATATATCTAATTCAAATGTACCTACTTCACCTGACTCAGCTATTATTTCTGGTAATTGAGTTAATATGTTAAATAATTCTTGAGTTAATAATTTACCATCAAATTTAACTATAATATCATTATTAGGTACAGTATGTTTTATTAGTTTAAATTTACTTTTAAGATCAATTTTAGTATGTGGTTGCTCATTTTCATAATAAGTAGCTTCATTAATACCTAATTCATCATCTGTATATAAAGTATTACACCATGGTTCTAAAGCTGTTATTAATTGTAAATTGCAATTATCAACTACAAAACCAATATCATACTTATGAGGTATAATTGGTTTTAAATAATCATCATGTTTAACAAAATGTCCCCACTTACGAATAAAATTTCTAGCATTTTTACTTGTTGTATAAATCCATTCTTCACTATTTTTTCCAGCACTACCTCCTGCATGTTTATTAAATCTACTTCCTCTACTAGTAAAGTGATAAACTAAACCATCCCATGATTGAATCACTTTATATCCTTTTAAAACAAAACGATTAAATAAATCACTATCTTCTTTTGATTGAGGAGCAAATAATTCATCATGTCCACCAATAGCTAAGTAATCTGTCTTATACATACACCATGGTGCAAATATACCTTCAGTTACTTTATCTTTATTTTGGGTTTCGAAAAATCCTATAGCATTCATAGATGCATTAAAATCAAATTGATCTACTTCATTCCCCCAATCTTGAGTTATTTTTTCTGGTCCTGGAGGATGTAATGGTGGTTCAATTCTAGTAGCACTAACTACAGTACCTGGTTTTAAATGTTTTAATATATTGGTATCTAAATTAGGTCCAGCTATCATATCTGCGTGAAAAGCAAATATAATTTCGGTTCTAGCCATTTCAATACCTTTATCAAACATGCCGACAATACCAATACGGTTTGGTCCTGGGTTGCGAAAAGTAAGTAAGTCTTCATCGTTTATTGATTTAATCCATTCTTGAGTTCCATCTTCACTAGCATCATCTAATATAAGTATTTCATGTTTAGTTGATAAATTACGAATTGATTTATACGCTAGTTGAAGAAATTCTAAATTATTTCTACTTGGTAGTACAAATGTTATTTTTTGCATAAATATTCTTTTATATAATCTTCAATATTTCGTTTAGGTGACCACCCTAATGTTTCTTTAGCTAATGGATCTTCACATAATGTTACAAATGCTTCTCCTGGTTTATCATCTTTATATATAACTTCTTTATTAAACATAGTAGATATTTCTTTAACTGAGTAATTTCTATTTCTGCCTAATTCAAAGATATAACCCCATTTTTGTTTTTCTAAGATTAGTATCAATGCTTCAACTATATCTTCAACATGGGTGAAATCTCTACGTTTTCTACCATCACCATATATAACTAATGGTTGTCCTTCTTCAACTTTTTTTTCCCATGCTCCAATTAATGTTGTATAACCACCTTCTTTTAGTTGGTATGGACCATAAACATTGTAAAAACGTGTTATTGTTGATTTTAATTTGTATATGTTTTCAAATAATTGAATTATTTCTTCTCCTATATCTTTACTAAAAGTATATGGATTAGTTAATTTACCAGCATGATGAGAACTACTACCAGCGTATATAAGTGGTATATTATTTTTAGCGCAATAACTAGCTAATTTTAAAGTACCATTAGCGTTTGTAGTAAAATATTCTTCAGGTTTATCAAATGATGGTTGTATCCTAGCTATAGCAGCTAAATGATATACAACATCAAATTCTCCCCAAGCGTTATAATCACTAATATTTCTAATATCATAATTAATATACTTAACTCCTGGTTGGTGATTTGATTCTAATCCTGTATTGTAATTATCTATAGATATAACATTATATCCCTTTTTAAGTAAGGCTTTAATTAGGTTAGTACCAACAAAGCCAGCTCCTCCTGTAACTAATATATTCATAAAATTTATTTTAATCTCAACATACCTGTTCTTTCAAACATAGTATTATAATACACTAAATCATTTTTATATTTATCTTTTAACTGTTTTATATCCTCAAGATAATGAATTTCTTTAGCTATTCCAACTTTATTTAATTCTAATCCAGCATATATTAAAGGCTCAAAATGTAATGATGGATGTCCATTATTAATACATTTATCAGCTATAATATTATAATTGTCTAAATTAAATACTTTACTATATAAATCTCTAGTTATAAAGAAAAATTCAGTCCTAATTGGTAAACTTTTATTATCAATTAAATTATAATTATCATCAAACATCCATTGTCTAGGTATACCAGCTAATTTTTTATTTGATTGAATATATTCTTTAACCATCCAATCTATATCATTTATATCTCTAAAAATCATATCTGCATGGTAATGTAAAATATAATCTTGAGTTAATAATTCATTAGCTGAACTTGCTAAAGCAAATGCACCCATATGTTTATTAGGATTATATTGTAACCAATTTATATTTAAACCGGTTTCTTGAGATATAAGTTTAATTTGTTCTTCATCTTCAAAATTAGTTATAAAATGTATTGGGTATTTGAAATTGAATTTATTATAAAACTCAGCTTGTATTTTAAACTCATTAACATCATAACATGTACATACTATATCAACCATGTTTTCCTCTTTCTAATTCATAAATAAAATCTGAGTCAGCATACCTATCAGATAAATATCCCATTCTGTCATTACCAAATATTTTATTAAATTTATATCCATTTAGATTAACCATTATGTTTCCCCATTGTATATTTTCCATTTTCCCATCATATGGGTCATTAATATATTCAAATCCATTTATACGTTTATAATTAAAATAAGTCATACAAATAAAACTACCTCTAATTGTTGTGTAACATTGTAATGGTGTATCAAATAATTCTTTATTAGTAGCTACATCTAACCAAGTATTAATTGAACCATAAGGTATAGATTCTTCAGTATTATTAGGTGTTATAATAGCATTTGGATCTAAATAAAAACCATAATTCATTCCATTAGCCATAACATCAAATTTATATGTGCTTGATAAACATAAATTTATAAAACTCCAATCTTTAATTATTATATCATCATGAGTAAAAAATATAAAATCATCATCATTTAAATTTAAATGATTTACTCCTTGAACATAACCTCCCCATTCTAGACCTATATTATCAAATAATTTCCAATCAAAATTATCTTTAATTATTTGAGGTGGATCTTTTCTACAAACCCAAAATACATTAATGTTGTCATTACTGTTTTTTAATTCAATAAGATCATTTATGTAATCAGGAAAATAATGCCATCCTATAATTATAAATTGTATTTTCATAACTCATTAAATAGTTTAAAATTTAGTTCAAAATTATCTTTTAAATATAAAAGTATATGTCTGAAGTTTTCATAATTATCTTCAGTCCAATTATTCTTATTGTATTCACCCCATATGTGAGATTGAAAATATATAGTATTATCTACCATTGTTATAGATTCTGTATTATGGATTGAACTTTCACCTTTAAATATTCTATTATTTACTTTAATATTATCATTAAGATGAGTATGAATTGCTGTATAATTAAATACTTCACTTACAGCATCAAAGCTACCTTGTGTTGCTAACCAACCTGGCATTCTCCATCCAGTGGGAGAATAACCTGTTGAATCCCATTCATGTAAACATTCTATTAATCTATCTTTAGCTTGATTATAATCTAGTTCTACAAACTCACACTCACGACAACTTGGATTATTAACTGTTCGTTTATGGTAATGTCCATGTCCTGCTAATTCAATCCAATTATACTGTTGCCAATAATGAATCCAGTCTTTATGTTTAGATAAAGGATATTTGTTATGATAATTGGATGGAGAAAATAAAACAAATTTACAGCCAAATTCTTTATTTAATTCTTTTAAATATTCTACTGACTGATCACCTTCACATCCCCAATTTTGTTCTGGGTGTGTATCATCTATTGCTACTATTATATTCATAGTTTATTAAAGTAATTATTCATTTTAAATATAAACTGTTCCTCACTGAAATGTGTTCTATAATTTTGTTTAGCATCACCACAACATTCAATATAAAACGTTTCATCAGTTTTTAATTTAATAGCTAAATTTCTAGCTGATTCTAAATCACCTAAATCAACACTTAATAATGGATGTATTTTTCTTTGAGTATCAGCTTCATTATATCCAATACAAGGTATACCTAAGAAACCACAGTTCATAGCAAATGTACCCGCAGCTATTGTAGGCATTAAATGTATAGCGTATTTAAATTCAGCTAATGCTTTAATCCAATCAACCCATTGTAAATAAGGTAAATGAGTAACTAATTGTTCTTCATTTGGTTGACGTCGTCCCATACTAGGACAATATATTGGTAAGTCAAATTCAGTAGCAATAACATAACTATCAAACCCACCATACCATCTAGTGAAGTTACCTCCTATTATAGTTTTATCTTGTAGTTTAATATTTTTAAATTCTAAAACACTATCCTCAACCATTAATGAAGGAATATCTTGTACTAATGCTTTTGGATTAATACCTTTAAAATAAGGTATATCAGTTTCATTTTCACTTAATATTCCATCTACACTAGTTAATAAATTATAATGCCATATTTGTTGATGTACTGGTAGATCTTGGTATATCCAACTAGGTCCTTCTTGCATAAACACTACTTTATCTGCTATTTTACGGACTTTATCTACTATATCAATATTATATAATTTATCTCTATCAGTTGGTGTTTTGGGTATTAATAACACTGCTACATCATATCTATTTGGTATGTTGTCTATATTAAATAAAGGATAATGATCAACTTGTAAAGCACACATTTGAGCAAATTCAACTCTCATGTTGGGATGATTTCTAGGTACTTTACCTATGAATCCCATTTGAGATAAAAATACTACATTCATAACATTAATTTAAGTTTATCAATATTCATTGATATATCACTGGGTACATTATTTGGTCTAAACTCTGATATAATATTTGAGTTTGTTTGTTTAGCTAATTGATATATTGTTTTTTTCTCTGTTCCTACATTATATAATCCATTAGCATTTTTATTTATCAATTGTATAACTAAATCAGCTATAACATCAACATAATCAAAATTTCCATATTGATCAATCCATCCTTTATTATACGGAAATGGTTTTGGTTTAAATGAACATCTACATATTAAATAATCATTATTATTAAACATAACATATTCATCTGCTAATAATTTTGAATATGAATAAAAATTTGGAGCTGGTATAGCTAAACCATTTTCATCAATATCAGAATCTGAATCAGCGTAAACATAATCTGTGGATATATGAATTAATTTTTTGTTTAATGTTTTACAAAGATTTGATAATTTAATAACAAAATGATAATTAATAGAATATATACTTTCTTTATCTGTTGAGTATGTGTCTGTATTAGCTAAACAATTTAATATGACATCATAATGCCCTAAATAAAAAGATAATGAATCATTAATAAAATCAATATTGTCTTTTTTTCTAGAAATATAATCCCATCCTGTTTGTCTTACAATCTCACTTCCTAATAAACCATCTCCTAGTACTAATATTTTCATTTAAATTTAGTTATAACATCATTTATATAATTAAATACAGGTTCTGTATAATGTGGAGCTGCTCCTATAAAAAATACCTTATCAAGTACTTTATTTGCTTCCGGATATAAATTATAGTCATCAAGTTTAGAATAACCTGGGTGTAGTAAGATATTACCTGCAAAATAATTTCTAGTTTGTATTTTATTTGCTTCTAGATATTCTACTAGTCTATGTTTTAATCCTGGTTCATCACATATAAATGGAGTACCAAACCAACATGGATCTGCTTTAGGTAATACATCTGGTATTCTTAGACCAGGTATATTATCAGTGAATATTTTAGATAAAGTATTTCTAGAAACTTTTCTATTAGCTTCAATTTCATCTAATTTATCAAGTTGAACTAAACCAATTGCACCTTGTAAATCTAATGGTTTTAAATTATATCCCATTTCACTAAACACATACTTATGATCTATAACACCATCATAGTTTTCTAACCATTTATCAAATCTATTCCCACATGTTCCACAAGGTAATAAGTTAGCGGAACCAATACAATAACAATCTCTACCCCACCAACTTAAACTTACAAATAATTTTTTTAATTCATCATCATCTGTACAACACATTCCTCCCTCTCCTGTACTAATATGATGTGCTGGATAAAAAGAGTTAGCGTATGCTACATAATATTCATTTAAATATTTTCCATCCCATCTACTTCCTAAGCTATCACAGTTATCTCCTATTAATTTTATATTATATTTAACACATAATTTAATTAATTTATCCATATCTGGAGGATTACCTAATACAGGTGATATAAATATACCTTTAGTTCTAGATGTTATTTTAGATTCAATTTGATTAACATCAAAATTTAAAGTATTCCATTCAATATCTACAAATACTGGTTTTAATCTGTTTTGATATAATACAGAAATAGTAGTTGCAAACCCAACAGGTGATACAATTATCTCATCATCATCTTCCCATTTAAATCTTTTCTTTAAAGCAGCTATTAAAATTAAATTAGCTGAACTTCCTGAATTGACCATATGTGAATGTCTAGTATTAAATCGTTTACTAAATTTATTCTCAAATTTATATACTTTCTCTCCAGCTGTGATCCATTTACCATTTAGAAATGAATCTATAGCTGCTTCAGTTTCTTTATCATCCCAATATGGACCTGAGTAGTAAATAGGTGTTTCACCTGGTTTAAACGCTTTAGCATTATAAATGTAAGGTGATACATGATTACTAATTAGAGACTGGATGTTTTCTATCTTAATCATTGTTATTTTATTATTTTATTTTTTGTATAATGCAAGTCATGCTATGGCTTAAATTAGGTGAGTTGGTATAAAAATCAACATTACTGATATTATTGAATATATAATTTATTTCTTTTTCAGTCATATAATTAGAATATAATTTACCATAATGATTTATATTTTGAAGCATTTGACATGTGTTAACATGACATTCATAATCATTAAAACGTTCTTGGAATGAAGTATGTATATCCTCTAATATATAAAATCCTCCTGGCTTAACAAAAGGAAATAAATATCCTAAACTAACTTGTTGTTGTTTCATTGTGTGACCACCATCATCAATAATTAAATCAAATTCATCGAAACTTGATTGGTCTAGTACTTTAGCTAAATCTTCTCTATTAGATTGATCTATCTTATCAAATAAAAACATTCTATCATTTTCCTTCTCTATTAATAAATTAATATCAGCGCCATATATTTTAGCATTTGGAAAATAATCAGACCACATTCTAATACTTGGACCATATTGGACTCCAATTTCAAAAATATTAGTAAATGTTTCTCTATATTGATTTAAAAAGCTATCATAAAATGGAGTAAAATTATGATCAGTAGCTTTATCAGTATTGTATTTAACTCCTAATTGTGTTAGTTGATCCATATTATAATGTATTATAAAAATTATTTTGATGTTCTTGTCTTTCAATTGTCTTAGGATGAATTAAATCATATCCTTCAGGTAGATTAGCTATTCGCTTCCATCCTGATAAACGTTCATGTACTTTATTTACCCAGTTTATTTCTGCTGAATTAAAACAAATACGAGTTTGATAATCAGGATAGTTAATCCATCCATTTTCATCTACAAACCACTTCCATTTATCAATATGATCTCTAGTTAATCCATCCACTGTATTAATTCTAGGTACAGCTATAACATCAACTAATCCTTTATTTATATTAAGTATACTATGAATATTATCTAATAATCCTTCACTTAAATACTCATCAGCATCAATAAAGAAAATCCAATCTTTATAACATTTATTTTTAAGATTATTTTTAAAAGAAGAAAAATCATTATTTAAAGAATATTCTATAACCTCATATTCATATCTTGTACCTCGTGCTTCATAACTTTTAACTACATCACGAACTTTTTTAGTAGCAGTTTTATCTAATTGAACTATAACCTCATCTCCATCATTTATATGAGTATGAAGTTGGTTCAAAAGTCTATCTAATTCTTCATGTTCATTACAAGCAGTAATAGCAAAACTAATTGTTACCATGACCTTATTTTTAGATTAAATTAATATAAGCACACGCCTCATCAAAAGACATTTTATCAAATGTTTTTAATGTTTTAGGATCTGATTTATGAGTGGCTCCTTTTAGTTTATTTTTTTCTTCATCTGTTGTCTCAACAGCTATAATACCTGCCCATCCCCAATTATCCTTACTAGTACCATTAGCGAACACAGTACCTTTACTAGGTACATTAAGTACTGTTGGATACCAAACTCGTTTTTTATCATCTACAAATTTAATATCTTTATATAGCTCAGGCAATACTTCTTCTGTATCAAGTACTAATTGACTTCCATCAATCATAACTTCATTAGTTGTGAAACCACAACCCATGCAATTCCATATAATTATCTTATCTGAGCTTTCATGTTCATAGCAAGCATCTGACTCGCAATGAGAACATATTACTAATTTATCATTCATTTTCTTTCTTTTTATTTTCTAATGTACTGTTTATATAATATCCAAATCCTTCTGGATGGTTAGTGTAGTGCCAATTTCCCATTTTATCATTCCATACCATTGTAGTGGATATTGAAGTTCCATTTGATGAGGTAGAGAAAGTATTAGCTGATACTCCAGATCCTGTTACATGTATAGTTCCATTTAATGGTATTTCTTTTATGTAGTAACAATTATCTATTTCATCATCTATTCCAGGATTATCATTATAGTCTTGGATTTCATTTAAAACTTCTTTGATACGGTCCCATTGTTTAGGAGTTGGGTGAAAATCATTACATGCTTCTGTGAAACCTGTAAACCAAACTATAAATTCATTACTTGTCATTGTTTAATGAAATTTTCTTTAATTGAGGTAATTTTAATTCTACTTGTTTAGGTACCTTAGTTTCCAATATAGTATCCAAAACCTCAGCCATTTTATCGAATGAGAAATTTGTTTTAACATGATGGGATTGACGTTTAGATAATTCAAAATATTTATTATATTCATTATAAGTCTTTTTAAACGCGTCAGCTACATCTCCATCATTAGGAGTAAACCATTGTGATTCAGCTAATATCATATTTTTAACAACTGCTGATGGATGTACATTGGTTAAAGTTCCTTTTACTAAGATATTATAATCAGGATAGAGAAAATCTAAATGTCCACTCCATCCACTGGCTATAATTGGTTTTTTAGATAAACTAAATTCAAGTAATGGTCTTCCAAATCCTTCACCTTTAGTTAAAGATATCATTGCTTTTACTTTACCATGATTATACAAATTATTTACATCTGTATCATCCAAATCACCATGTAGTAGATAAACATTAGGTAAATTACCTTTAACTGTTTGTCTAATAGCATCTATTTTCTTAAGTATATCTTCTCTATCCATTATAGAGTTAGTTACTTGAGATGTTTTTATAATCAGAGCTGGTTTAGTGACTTTATTTTTAAATGTTTCTAAAAATGCTTTAATTGTGTATCCAACATTTTTTCTATCTTCACCTATTTGTCCTTGTAACCAATGTCCTAAAAATAAGAAACAAAAATCTTCCTCTATTTCATCTAATGAAGCTACTAATTCTGTTTCTTCTAAATTATCATCATCAATATGAAAATATTTATTTAAATCAGCTCCCTCAAATAGTACTTCAATTGGTTTTTCTAATTTAACTACACCAAGAGATTGATTAGTATTAGGATCTTTTTTCTCAAATGATGATGATTCAAATACTTTTTTAGCATGTTCAGATGATACTAAAGTTAAATTCATTTTATTAATTCCTTCAATCCAACTTGGATCACAAATTGTAGTTTCAATACCAGCTGTTATACCAATATTGAATTTACCTATAGGTTGGAATTCATTTGGTACTGTAATTTGAATCCAGATATCTGGTTGTTTTGGTAATTGAGGTTGTTTCCAAATTAAATCCAATATATTTTTATCTTCTGGTTTGTTAGGGTTTAAAGCACCATATGATGTACTTCCCCAACGTTGAGATATGATTCTAATATCATATTTATCATATTTTAAAAGTGCTTTAACTACATCTCTACTTCTAGCTCCATAACCTGACATTGTGTCTATAGGACAACTTATAACTAATAATGGTTTCATAACTATTAATAAACTAATTTGTGACGAATATGATTTCTTTTTAACGGTTCTATTTTAATTAACTCAAATTTTGATCTTGGTACCCAATTGTTTAATACTGTATCAACATGGTTAATAATATTTTTACTCATGTTAGAAGCACTCATTTTAGATTCTTCTGATGTTACCCACTCACGAGCTAAATCACCTCTGCGTTTTCTTTCTTCAGCTCCTAACTCATATACTTTCATTATAGCATCAGCTGCGTCTTTAAAATCAACTCTATCATCAAATATATAAGGTGTAGGTACTGAACCTTGTATACTTATACTACTTGGAAATACTGGTACTGCCCAATCTCCACATTTTTTATATGTTCCAAAATGATTAGAACAAAAATCTTTATCAAACTCAATCCAATTGCCGTTTTCATCCTCAAACCTCATTTGATCCTGCATACCACCAGTAACATTAGCTATAATCATTTTACCACACATCATACCTTCAGTCAATGATAAACCCCATCCTTCATTAGATGATAATAATATAACAGCATCAGATAAATTATATAATAAATTAATTTCTTCAGATGATATTCTTTGATCTGAAAAATATATTTGAGAACATTGTTCTTCTGTAAATAATATATCCCTAACAGAATATAAATCTGTACCATGTTCATCAATAGGTTGTGTATGTAATATAATAGCACATTTGTCTGCTTTTTCTTTAGGTAATTTATCTAAAAATAACTTAAAAGCAGCTAGTGTATCAGGAACTGATTTACGTCTAATGTTTCTAGAATTAAACATTAAAGTAAAATCATAATTCTTATCTTTAAAAATCTGAGTCTTAGCTTTTAATAATTTAGAATCATTTTTATCTACAGGATGAAATATTTTTTCATTAATACCATGTGGTATATAACTTAATATTTTATTCTTAACTTTATCACCTAACACTAATTTATTTATATTAAGTGTTTGTTTTGATATAGCCATTAATCCATCACATGATTCATAATAAGCCTCATTATATAATGGTGCTGGATATTCATCCCAAATATTTAAGTAAATCATAGGTATGGTTTTTCTAATTTCATTTTCCATTTGAAATAACCAAGTCCAATATCTTGGATCAGTGAAAAACATTAACACATCTGGTTTTTCTATGTCTATTAATGTTCTAATTAATTGAGGATCACCATAACCTGATACTGGATATACAAATACACTAGCATCATTAATTTCATTAAATATGTTAGTGTCTGGACTTAAATCAAGTCGTTTACCTTGTTCTGGATGATTAATAGCACCACCTACATTTGTCCAATTAAAGACATGAGATGTACCTACAACCATTTCTCTAGCTATAGTAGCAATACCAGATGTAAATCTAATATCATCACATAATAAGAGTATTTTTTTTCTCTGTTCTTTAGGAATGTAACCTTCTTTCATAACGTATTTTAATTATTTTTTAAACTTGACTACCGGATAATGCTAAGTTATTGTGAGCGTGTATTTCTTTTCTGAAATCATCATCAGTTAAATACATATGAATACTTCTATCTACTAATTTTTGAAGTGAGAATTTTGTACGTACACATAGTACTTTAAATTCTTCAAATAACTCTTCACTAACTTTAACACTTGTTAATTTATTTTCTGCCATAATATATTGCTTTTATTGCGTATATAAATATATACAGAAATCAAAAAACAACATTCTTATTACAAAGTGTTTTATCATTACTGAATGGACAATAAGTACAAGAATCTTTACTTACTATTTTAGGATATTCTTTATCTATTGATTTACCATCACCATCAAAACATTCAGATAAGAATGAATTAAATCGTTCCATTGCTTGTTTACGTTTTGTTTTACCACTAGCTGGTTTAAATGATGATATATAAGGTATAGGGAATGCATCATTCTCCCAAATTTTTCTTTTCATTATAAAAAACTCAACTTCAATCTTATCAATATCAATATTATATTGTTTTGAAAAATATTCTTTATAAAGTAATATTTGAGATATTTTTATCTCATCCTTTTTAGCTTTATCATTCCATCCTTGTCTTGATGTTTTGATATCATATATATAAACTTTATCTAAATCTTTATCATATAATACAAAATCAATATAACCTTTTAAGAATAAATTTTTAGATAGATTAACCATTAATGGCATCTCAATTCCTAATAATACTACATTACGAGTTGAGAAAAGTTGAGTACGATGTTTTTTAAACCAAGTAAGTACACTAACCCCATCTTCAAAAAATTCTTTCATCTCATCTGGATTAGAGAAATGTTGTTTACTTCTTTCAAATTCTTCTTTGTACACAGCTCTAAAACGTTCATTAAACATAGCTATTATATCTATTCTGTCAGCAGCTGCTCCACTTTCCTCATACATTACTTTTAAATAATGTTGTACTGTTTCATGAACTGAAGTACCAAATATAGTATGAATTGATGCTTGATATGAAGCTAAACCTTTAACATAATTCAAATACCATTGATGAGGGCATCTACGATATATAGAATATTGAGAATAAGATACTGTGGTTTGAAATCTATAATCTATTTCTTTAGGTGCAGTATTTTTTATTTTTAATTCAACTTCAGTTAATTTATTTTTTGCCATATTTCATTCTTATTTGTTCTCCCAACTGCATATCATTAGGATATTTATTAACTAAATCTTGAATTGTATTTAATGTAGTTATTTCTTTTTTTAAATATTGAGCCATGTCTAATGCTTCTTCATACGCATGTTGAAGCATATTTTGATGGTTATTTTCACCTAATGTTGTATTATATTTTTTTAAACCTACATCTGCTCTCAACTTTAAATCTTCCATCACTGACCATGTAATATCATCTTGTGGGCGTTCAATTATTTTACTCATATAGAATGTATTTATAATTTAAATTTAGTTAATTTAACTAGGGACGCCAAGTTAATTAATTGTTAATAATTTACTGTATTATCTAGTTTATCTTTTTTAGTGATAAACTTATTGCTTATTTCATTAATTAGTTTATCTAATCGTGAATCAATATAACTAATGTTATTATCAATTCTACGATCAGTAACTTCTTGTAAATCGTGTCGATCACGTTCAATTGAATTGTATCTAGACTCAATATCCATCCAGACATTTCTCATTTCTTCTTCTATTGACTTGACCTTTTTTGATACCTTAATAGCACCAATAGTAAGCCAAACCAGTATCCCAACCACAACTGTAGCTGAAACACCTAATAAAAATGTAATCATTGTTTTTTTCTCCTTTTTTGTTTTGTACTTGGCGTCCCCAAGTTAAAAGTATTTTTTACTAATTGAGTATCAATTATGTTAACATAATCTTTAGCTTCACGAGTACTACATTGATAATATTCAGCTACTGCTTTAATAGTCTCAGAGTCATTTTTACCACTTGCTTTAATATATTTAAAGAATGATTTCTTTTTAGGTAATAAATCACAATAGAATTTATAAACCATTCTATTAGGACAATTAGGATATTTTTGAATCATATTAACAACATCAATCATGAATGTATTAAATTCAGATTTATCTTCATCCGTAAATGTATTCCACGGTTGTTTATTATATGTTATCTGATTTATCCAATCAAATAGATTCATCTAGATTCTTTAATGGTTCTGGTAGGAATGCTTCATTAACATGACCGCATTTAGAACAACTAAATACAGGTAATGGAATTAGAGCATCTTGAGGTGTACCTGTTAAAAATTTATTTGCTTTTCTAAGCATAAGACCTTCTTGGAATACATCATGACCACACTCATCACAAACAATCGGAGTTGTTTTCTTTAGGTCAATGTTTAATTTAATTTGTTCTTGTTGACTCATATTATATATTTAAAAGTTTAGCGATTGCGGACATAAAACATATTTCTTTATCAGGTATAGTTGTTGAATGAAATAAGTATTCTTCTATAATTATAGTAGCATCAGGTGATGAGAACTCATTATGTAGTTCCTTATATAAACCTGTAAAATCAGTCACATTATTATCTGCTATAAGTTGTCTGATATTATTAAATGATGTTTTTTTCTTTGATTTGACTTCATTAATTATTTGTTCTGTATAATGACTATCAATAATATTTTTAGCTATTAATTTACCTCCAATTGATAGACCCTGAAGTGAATTAAGTGCTCGTCTAATATCAGGATATGTTTTTTTGATTATTTCAACTACATCTTTAATATCATACTCTATTTGTTCTATATCAAGTATTTCCTTTAAACGTTTAGCTATGGTTTTAGGTTCGGGAGTATTTAATGCAAATGACGTTAATCTTGATTGTAATGGATCAATAATACGCTCTACAAAATTACAAGTAAATATAAATCTAGTTGTTAAACTAAATGATTCAATAACATTCCTAAGTGCCGCTTGAGCATTTATAGTTAAGAAATCAGCTTCATCTAATATAACCACTTTAAGTGGTTTAAATGTAGCTCCAGAAGCAAATTGTTTTACTTTATCTCTAATTGTATCAATACCATTCTCATCAGAACAATTTAGATATATAAAATCACAATTGATATTTCCTACAACTAATTTAGCAGCTGTTGTTTTACCAGTACCAGCTGATCCATGAAGTAATAGATTAGGAAAATCATTTTTATCAATCCATCCTTGTAAACTATTAATAAACTCTTCATTACCTAAATATCCTTCTAAAATACTAGGACGATATTTCTCTACCCAAAGAGTATGTTTTGTATTAAACATAACTTTTATTTTTTAATATATTCAAATATAATGTCAATATTTTGAGGCGCCAAATATTTTATAGTATGGTACTTATTAATATGGTTTAATGGTTTAGCTTCTTTTTCATGTTGTGACCATTGAAACTCACCACCAAATCCCATCCCACAATAATAACCTAAATCACTATAAACAATAAATTCAGGTTGAATACAGTCTATTGGTTTGTTTTCTTTCTTTTTCCTACCCATTTTATTTTACTGAATTAGTTTTTAATTGATTGTCTTCTACTATAAGATATTCTCCTGATGTATCCATTGTATCTATAAAATAATATCTACCACCAGTAAATTTATCTGATCCTTTTAGGTCAAGTCGTCTCATTTGAGTATGACCTACAATTTGAATATAATCTTTCTTTAATCCTTTATCATGTTTTTTATTTGCACTCATAAGTGAACCTGGTCTAATCCAAATTGGAGTTTGCGTTGTATTATCTCCATAACCATCAAAGCCATTAAATTCAAATGCTTTAGGTTTGTATTTAAATAGTTCATTTAAGTCAACTACAATACTCTCTTTAGACCAACCATCAGATCCAAATACTTGATCCATGAATATAGGACTTACACCAGCATGAGTGAATAGATAATCTCCGAATCCATAAGCCATTTGTAAATGATATCTATTTTCATCTATTACTTGAGTAATTGAAGGTGCAATTCCAGATTGATATCCACTTGTACCTGTGTATCCAATTTCTGGAAAGTAGTGATGGTCGTGATTGCCAATTAATAATGTAACTTCAATTTGTGGATTATTTTCTTTGTATTGAATAATCTCTTTAAAATTATGAATTTGTTCTACTCCTGGAATATCAAATGAATCAAAGTAGTCACCTATAAAGATAATCCTATCAGGTTGTTCCTGATGTATGGCTAGTTTCCAATTGGAACGACCATGTGTAT